CCCCTCTTTTACGAGGGGAACGCGCACATAACAAGTATGTGTGTCCGCACCAATAGAATCCCAACCACTTTTATTAAGGTATTACTTCCGAATAGAAGGGTTACTGCTTGTAAACAGTTACCACATAATTAAAATGGAAAAACCAAAAAAGAAAACTAAAAATAATACATCTTCTAAAAGAAGAGATAAGATTTTGAAATTTATTTCTAAGGTGTCCAGAATAATTACCTGGATCCTTGTAGCGTTCAAGCTGCAAGGAGCTGGTCCTATTAAGTTGTACATTCCTCTTCTCACTGAACTCGAACGTGTTTTCAAAACACGTGGGGAAGTCGGGCTTATCACTTACGTGAAAGCCATTCGGACTAACCTTCTAAATTACCTGTCAGGTAATACAGTTAGAGTAAAAGGAGTAGAGATGACTAAAGATGGTTTTCCAAGAATACTGGTGCCAATATTTGATAAATATAAATATGGAGAATTTCCAGTCTCGCGACTGCAAGTTGTCTTATCTATATTGTATTCAACAAGGGCACTTAACCTAGGAAAGAAACCGGATATAAAACCGATAACTTCCGCAGGAGTAATCTTGCCGACTGGTATCGATAAGTATACAGTTTCTTTTTGGAAAGAACTTGGATACAGACCTTCTACCAAGAAGGTTCCGAAGTCTCTCAACTTTAAAGCTTATCATTTTACTACAAAAAGTGGTCCTAACGGACATGCTTTATGTACAGCAATAACTGATTTATTCTCTCTACCAATTGATTTGATAGAAAGTATAAAGGTTGTTGGTGGAAAATTAATAAGTGATAGAATTGATAATCTCTTTTCATCAAAACATCTTATACCTCCTTATGAAGAAAATAAGATTTATCGTAAGATAACTCATTTTCCTGATAAAGAATATAAGGTAAGAGTGATTGCAATACTTGACTATTGGTCTCAGACCGTATTAAAGCCATTACATTCATTTTTAGCGAATGCTTTGAAGAAAATAGATCAAGACCAGACATTTCACCAGGGAGCCTTTAAAGATAAATTAAAAGATTGTGAGATATTCTATAGTGTCGACCTTACGGCCGCTACTGATAGATTTCCTATAACTCTTATTAGTTTAATCTTAAAAGGTTTGCTTCCTAGTAACTATGTCGATCATTGACGAAACATAATGGTAGGATATCCATTTGATTACAAGGAATGTACGAAGTCTAGGAAACTAGATTTAAGGTACGCCACTGGTAATCCTATGGGAGCCTATTCATCATGAGTTTCTTTTGCAATAGCACATCACTACGTGATATACTATTGTTGTAAAGAACTTAAGATTGAATGATCAGTATCAAAATATTGTCTCTTAGGAGATGATATTGTGATCGGAGACAAAAGACTAGCGGAAGAATACCTAAAAGTAATCAAATCTCTTGGACTTGAAGTAAGTGAATTGAAAACTCACTCATCCAAGGAACTTTATGAATTTGCCAAAAGGCTTATTTATAAAGGTCAAGAGATTACGCCATTTCCAATATCTGCACTCGCTGAAAGTGAAAGTAGGAGTTATATCCTAACTTCGCTCTTAATCGAGTCAGAGAATAAAATGTGGTTGAGTACTGATGGGATCCCGTCAAGTGTCGCTCTCTATTATAGTATTGTCAAATCTATGCGACGAGTTTATTGTCGCAAACAATGAGATAATAGCTATGTCAGCGAACGCATGTTGAAATGCATGCGTGGTGAAATTACGGCTTTTATTCTCTTGAACGAGATTAAAAGGCATTATTTTTACCAAATTCGAGATCTAACAGAGGAAGAGTCTTTTGGGATTCTTTCTTCATTAGCTGTCGAAGCTTTCGCCGATTCAAATTATGAAAATGATCATTTAAGAAAGAAACCTAGATCTCCAATTGGTTTAGGAGATTTAGCAATCAACTTAGTGATTCATTTTACATCATTTGAAATAGAGAAGGACTTAGAACTCGGTCTTCAACTTATATATTCATATCCTGTTCTGGGATCTTACTCCCTTATTGAGGAAATGTTTATAAAGTTGAAGAAAGAGGCCTTGCGCATTGATCGTGGAGGAGGAGATTGACCTTTATTACTAAAGACAATGGCCTTACCACTCGATGATTCTAT